ATAGAGGGATGGTCCGACGCAATTAATGACTATTATAAAAAGTCAGGAAGCTTCAATTTTGAAAATGCACAAAAATATGCAAATGAATTTATGCAGAAAGAAGCGGACAAAATTTTAAAAGAATTTAAGATAGCTATTCCAAGTAGATCGCTTGATCCCGCAGCATTTATTAAGGCACTTCAGGCTAATGGGAACAAGAAAATGCAATCTCTTTCTGAACTGGAAAAAGATGCACTTATTGAATTAAATAGTAAAGTTCGTCCAGAGATGGAAGAAGCGGTTAAGGAGTTCAAAAAAACAGCAATATACGAGGGCCAGCATAAGAGTCTTACTCCAAAGGGAGAGCCGGTAGCGTTTTCTCGTTTTGTAGATCACACCACAAGTATTCCCGGGAGAGGGAATACAAAGGTGATGCATATGATAGAACTACAGTCAGACCTGCTGGATGATATTTTTAAAAAAGGGTCAAAGTCGGGCAATAAGGCAAGTGACACTGAAGAGCTAAAAAAACTTGGGGCTTCTATAAAGGCCATGAGTGCAAGTGATGAAAGAATAGGAAAAGCGGCTAAAGCGCTGGATAATATTCGAGCAACTTATTCTGCTATGCCTAATTCTGATAGATCAGCTGCGTATAAAAAAGTTATTCAACAGAATCCAGAAATAGAAAAAGAACTAATTGAATATTTAAAACTTAGGGACAAGGAAGCAAGGCTTAATATTAGAACAAGGATTGGGGACTACAGTTTGCAAGAGGCGTTCCCCGGAATGGAAGGGTCTCCTCAAGTTGTTCAACAGATGATGATTAAAAACGCTATTGGTGCAGCAATGCAGCGTGGTGTAAATGCAGTTACTTTCCCCGGAAAAGAATCCGCGCAAGCACAATTGTACGAAAAGCTGTATCCAAATTTAAAACAGGCAGTAAAGGATATAGGTGCGGGACTAGAGGTACGGCAGATAGAATTGTATGATTCACTCGGTACGCCTTATTCCCATTGGGGCGTTGTATGGGATGATAACACCGCGAAAAAAGTCCTAAACCAAGGCATTCGATTCAATAAAGGGGGTCTTGTAGACAAACAGGACTCCAATAACAGAAAGTTTATCTAAGGGTTAGACCATGCCAGTAGAACGCTTAAACAGTCTGCCTTCGGGCGAAATGGATGTCGAAGTAGAAGGCGAAGGCCCATTGCCTGATATCGAGATCGAGTTTGATGAAGACGGCGGTGTCGTCGTCAACATCGGCGAAGAGGAAGACGAGGAAGTTCCGTTCGACGCGAATCTCGCAGAAGTGCTGCCGGAAGACGTTCTGACAGGCATATCGGAAGACCTGATGATGCTCTATGAGGCAGATACCTCATCCCGTGAGCCGTGGGAAAAGCAGTATTCACAGGGTATGGAGTTGTTGGGCTTCTCGATGGAAGAGCGCACCAAGCCGTTCAAGGGCGCGTGTGGCGTGTATCACCCACTGCTGTCCGAGGCGATTGTGCAATTCCAAGCGCAAGCGTTGAAGGAATTGATGCCCGCGGGCGGGCCCGTGCGTACGCAGGTACTGGGTAAGGAGACCCGTGAGCGCCTGATGCAAGCGCAGCGCGTCAAGGAGTTCATGAACTACCAGATCACAACGGTGATGCCTGAGTACACACCTGAGTTCGATCAGATGCTGTTCTACGTGGGCTACGGCGGATCAGCCTTCAAGAAAATCTATTTTGACTACGACAAGGGTCGTATGGTCAGCAAGATGATCCCTGCTGACAATCTGTATATCCCCTACAACGGCTCGTCGGTGATGAGCGAGTGTGAGCGTATTACCTACCGCTTCCCGATGTCGTTGAATGCCTACCGCAAGGCGGTAGTACGTGGCCAGTATCTGGACTCAGCGGACCCTTCGGTGGACATGGAGCAGACCAAGATTGTTCAGGAGAAGGACAAGAAGGTCACGGGTGTTGTACCGAGTGGTGACGAGGAAGAGATTTATCTGCTGGAATTCCAAGTGGACTATGACCTCCCCGGCTTTGAGGACATGGATGAAGACGGTGAGCCCACCGGCATCAAGCTGCCCTATGTAGTCACCATCGATGAGGTCTCTGAGCGTGTTGTGGGTGTTCGCCGCAACTGGAAAGAGAAGGAAGAGCGTCAAGAGCGTCAGGAATACTACATCCATTACCTGTTGGTACAGGGCCCCGGAGCGTATGGCTTGGGCTTTTTGCACCTGATTGGTGGCCTGTCCAAGACCGCTTCTGCTGCTCTGCGTCAGTTGACCGATGCAGGTACGTTGAGCAACCTGCCAGCGGGCTTTAAAGCCAAGGGTGCACGGATTGAGAATGATGATGTGCCGATCTCTCCGGGCGAATGGCGGGACATTGATGCCGGTGGTATGGACTTGCAGCAGTCGCTCTTGCCGCTGCCGTACAAGGAGCCTAGCCAGACGCTGTTTGCACTGATGGGTTTTTGCGTAGATGCAGGTCGTCGTATGGCTGCAATTACCGATTTGCAGGTAGGCGACAGCAATCAGAATGCCGCAGTGGGAACAACGATTGCGCTGCTGGAGAAGGGTTCTTCGGTCATGTCTGCTATTCACAAGCGGCTGCATTATTCGCAGAAGCTGGAGTTCCAGTTGCTGGCCAAGGGTTTTGCGGAATACTTGCCTGACGAGTACCCGTATGATGTGCCGGGAGAGTCGCGCAAGATCAAAAAGAAGGACTTTGATGATCGAATCGACGTTCTGCCGGTGTCTGACCCCAATATTTTTTCGGTGGCGCAGCGGATCACTATGGCGCAAACGCAACTCCAGCTTGCCCAATCTGCACCCCAGATGCACAACATGTATGAAGCCTATCGCCGTATGTATGAAGCGATTGGAGTCAGAGATGTAGATGCTATCCTGACAAGTCAGGATGTGGATAAGCCGAAAGACCCTGCAAGCGAGAACTCACAGGCGCTGGATGGGTCGCAGCTGAAGGCATTTGCTGGTCAGCAGCATGACGCTCACATAATGAGCCACCTCATGATGGGCCTGTCTCCGCTTGTTGCGGCTATGCCAAATGTTGCCATGGCTTTGCAAAAGCATATCTTTGATCACATGACAAAGAAGGCAGAAGAAGCGGTTGAGGCAGAACTGTTCCAGTTGTATGGCACTGATCCCGATCAAATGGTGTCATTGCTGCAACGTGAGGCCATGGTGGCGCTGAAGGTGGCGCAGTACTTCCAAGAGGTCAAGGCAATGCAGGATCAGCTGTCTGGGGCAAATCAACAGCAACCTGACCCATTGATTGAGTTGAAGAAGCAGGAGTTGGCGCAGTCTGCACAGCGGGACCAGACTAATGCCCAGATCAATCAAGATAAATTGTCCTTTGATCAGCAGCGGGAGCAGAACGACATGCAGATTGATCAGGCCAAACTGGCACAGGCAGATAAGCTTGCAGCGGAGAGAAATGCTGTTGCAATGGCAAAAATGACTCAAACAGGAGGCCAACGTGGCAACCAGACCCAATAAATCAATGAAGAAGCGTGAAACAGGCCCGAATCGGGCCAAGAATGTTCCACGTGAAACAATTCAGGTCAACAAACCGACCTTTGTTTATCGGAAAGATGCCTTCAAAAAGGTAAAAATTACCTAAAATGCAGTTTTAATGTAAGTACACTTATATTAAATTGGTGTTTTAGTGCAAAAAGACATGCATAATATGCATGTAGCCTTCAGATAGGGCCCGTACTATCTGCGTACTTGGGATAATCCATGCTTGAATTCACTGAAAAAGTGCTGATTTCAGTCCGAAACTTACGAAAACAGTCGGAAGACGTTATCGTGGGCGGTGGCGTGAAGGATATGGAGCATTACAAGTTCCTGATGGGACGGATCGAGGGCTATAAATTTGTGGAGATAGCAATAAATGATCTCCTGAAGAAGAACCCAGACTCCTAAGGAACCTAAAAACATGACCATGTCAGCATTGGAAGAGAAATGGGCAAAGGAAGAAGCGGAGAAGGTGCCGACTTTGGACGATGCTTACAGCGAAGATGGCAGTTTGGCCGTCGAAGACATCAACGAGTCTGTTCTGGACCGTATTCCGAAGCCTACGGGCTGGCGAATTGTGATTTTGCCCTATCGAGGCGCAAAAAAGAGCAAGGGAGGCATTGTCCTTGCTGATTCAACCATCGAAAAACAACAAATTACTACTGTCTGCGGCTATGTTCTGGCCGTTGGTGAATTGGCTTACAAAGATGAAGGCAAATTCCCCAACGGAGCATGGTGCAAGCAGGGTGATTGGATTGTTTTTGGCCGATATGCGGGTGCGCGTATTGGTGTAGACGGCGGGGAAATCCGAATCATCAATGATGACGAGGTATTGGCCCGAATCGACAACCCAGAAGACATTCTGCACATGTAAGGACTCACCATGGCTAACATCACACCAGACAGCCAGCTTGAATTTGAGCTAGGCGAAGGCGAAGTAGAGACTAGTATTGAACTTCCAGAGCAGGAATCGGAAGATAGGGACGGTTCTTCCACATTAGAAGCAACACAACCAGCAGTGGCTCAAAAATCTGAGCCAGAGAAGCATGAGTTGGATCAGGTCAGCGAAAATGTGCAGAAGCGCATTGCTAAACTGACAGCTAAGATGCGTGAGGCAGAGCGCCGTGAGCAAGCGGCCTTGGATTACGCTCGTAATGTCCAAGCCAAGGCGCAAGAGCTCGAGCAGAAGCTGGTTACTACGGACCAGAGCCGGGTATATGAGGCTAAATCCCGGGTAGAGACCCAGCAAATGCAGTTGAAGGCGATTATTCGCCGGGCGCGTGAAGAGGGCGACATTGACACAGAGACAGAGGCCCAAGAGCGCCTTATGCAGCTGTCAATGGAGCAGAGGCAGTTGCAGCAATGGGAAGATACTCGTCCCGAGCCGCAAGCAGCGCCTGTACAGCAGCAGGTTCAGCCACAGCAGCCCGCATACCAGCAACAGGCTACTCGCCAGCCAGCACCTAGCCCTCGCGCAGAGGATTGGGCGGCTAGGAATGAATGGTTTGGGCAGGATAGGACGATGACATATGCCGCATGGGGTATTCATCAGACTTTGATCGAAGAAGAGGGCATTGACCCTGATTCGG